ATAAGTGGCCAAGTTGGCTGCTGTTATGGTAAAGTTGGTTCCGCTATCTACCAAGGGTATGATTGCTGTTGCTGTTATGTTGCCACCTATGCCTGGTAGTTGGCTAAACTTGACATCTGCCATTGTGTTATTCCTCTATAAAGTTTTCATTGGTTTCTGTAACCAAAAAGTCTGCACCGGATTCTGTGACAAAAAATGCAGGAAATGCATCAACCAGACCTATGGTCACTCCCAATCCTAGTTCTACGCCGGGTCCTATTTCAATCATATCAAGTCACCGATAATGTTATATTGCCACTGGTCAGGGTGATGTTGCCTGAAGCCAGCACCACCTGTGTGGTTATAGTTGAAAACCACAGGATATTACCTGCTGTGCTTTTATCTAGTATAGCTGTGGCCACAACAGGTTGCCAGTTGTTGCCAGTGGCACTGAATGTCACTGACACATTGGAGTTGGCCACACCAGCCGAAGGCGCACTGAATGTGACATTCTGTCGGCTGTAGCCGTTGCCTGAGAGTTCTGTGCCAGCAGTGCTGGCTGTGGGTGCTGTGCTGTATAGCCCTACCCACACATTGGCCGGTGAACTGTAGGCAGTGTTGCGCACTGTGGCATTGATCATGGCATTGGCCAAGTAGTTGCTGATTGGCATATTAACTATTCCTTATCTTGATGGTTGAACTATACATACTTGCTGTTGTGGCATTGTTGGTAGGCGTGCTGGTCCAGTCTCTACGATCTGACTGGCTATACAAACTGACACCCGAAGGACTCTTGTTGTAGTTGGTAGTGCTGACAGGAGCATATTCTGTAAACTGGCTTTGGAACAGGGGTTGACCTTGTCCAATCTGTCGACTGGGCGCATTGGTCAACCACGAAGTGTTGGTTTCCTGCAAAGGATCAAACATAGTTCCGTATGACTGCCAAATACAGCCGTATCTGGTCAAGGGATTGCCTGTGTCGGTGTCAAATCCTGTGCCAAACGCACTGATCTGGGCAGTGTTGGCACTGCCTGATTGAACCACAGTCAAGGTGCTACCAAACTTGGTGGCCCAGTTGATCCTGGCTGTTTCGCCTGTGGCTTCCCAAGAGTCTGTTTTTGAGATCAACACGCCTGTCAGTGTGTTATACAAGGCCAGGCGCATGGCCACTGTTTCGCCAGCACCGGCAGTGCCACCAGCCCAACTGGTAAAAACTGAGCTGGTTTCTGCTGTGCTACACACCGCGGTCAACCAAAGATTGTAGTAGTTGCTGGCTGTGCTTAGAGCGATGCCATCGCTTTGTGTTGAACCTGAAACAAAACTGGCACCCACAACAAACTGTCCACCGCTTTGGCCCACATATAGATCGCTGAACAAGGTATCAAGATCGGTGTTGACCAATCCAAATCTTATTGTGCTGGCTTGACTACCAGCAGGAAATCCTGCCCAAGTGGTGCCGTCACAATAAAAAGTCTGAACTCTAGTGCTACGCAGATAGTTGTAACCTGTGTAACCCGTGATACCAGATATGTCTATAGTGGCTGAGGGACTTAAAAATCCATTGGCAAAAGAGCCACTGTTGACATCTCTGGTGGCATAACTGTAACCAGTGGGTCGCTCTATAAACTTTGTCATTGCACTGGTGCTGGAAAAACTGATCTGTTTAAGACCAGTGTTCCAAAAACTACTGTATTGTGCTGTGCGGGCGGCTCCTAGTGGCATTGCATGTCCTTAACTAAACTCAGGTGACACTGTCACAAGATAGTTTGTAGTGCCGGCATTGTCATAGGCAGTGATACTACACATTGTGACAGCATTGGCCGTGACTCCCACTGTGCTAATGCCACTGGCATATTTGATTGCACTATTGCCTGTGGGCAGGGTGACAGCATATGGTGTGGCACCTTGCTGAATAATCCAAGTCACAGTGTCTGTTTGATAATCTGTGTTAACGCCGTCGCTGGCACTGGTTATAAAACCTGAGAATGAGACTGATGTTATAGCTTCTGTGGGTGTTGTGCGCACAACCTGTGCTCCACCACTTAGTCTAGGTCCAATAGTTATTGAACTGGTGCTTTGTGTCACATTGGCTAGAAACTCATGATAGTTACGCAAACTGCCCAGTTTGACCTGTGCCACATCGTCATCGTTGCGGATAAAGAAATATCTGGCGGCACTGCGGAAGTTGCCGCCTAGACCCCAGTTACCAAGATGAGTGCCTGAACCAAACACTTGATTGTGCAACAAATACACATTGCCCACTGTGGGAACGCTTGAACTCATTGCAAATGTCATTCCATACACATTGCCATTATTGGCGCCAGAGGTAATGGCAAACTGTCCATTTAAAATACCAATGGAGTCTCCAAGCACAGAGTTGTTGCTGGCAGTGCCTACCCCAACAGATATACCAGTTATTGTGCCTATATTACCACCTGACACACTGTTGCCACCTGTTGCAGTCACACGCAAACTATTGTAGGTAGTTGGAACAGTGGTGCCTTGTGTGCCCCAGCGAGCGGCTCCTGTGTAGTATGTGTCAATCTGCATACCACGAGCATTACCTGAGGAAGTGATGGTGTTGCCTGAGGTGTTGTTGAACCAAGTGGCTGCACTTTGACCAATCATTGGGTTGGTGTTTGATACACTGGATTGGTTCCAACGATTCATCACTGTGACCGCTGAGTTGCGTGTGGTGTTTAGGTAATCACCGGTGTTGCCGTAGTCGCCATCAAATCCTGAACCTATGGCAATGCGTTCCAACAAGGGACGGGCTGAAGCATCTAGTGTGTTGGTGTTGGTTATCACAGCGGCATTGTTGGGATTGGTTGTTTGGATCACCAAGTTACCAAATGACACATTGCCAGTGACCTTGTCAAAGGTCATCTGTGCATTGCCTGCTAGATTAGTGGCATCATTGAACTGTATTTGTGTGTTGGAACCACCTGCACTGGCAGTGCCGGCAGGCCCGGTAGCACCTGTAGGTCCGGTTGGACCTGTTGCTCCAGAACCAGCAGGACCGGTTGGTCCAGTTGCTCCATCTGTTCCGTTGGTTCCGGCAGGGCCAGTTGGACCAGTTGATCCATTTGAGCCGGCAGGGCCAGTTGCTCCTGTAGGACCAGTTGATCCTGTAAGGCCTATTGTGCCTTGTGGACCTGTATCGCCCTGTGTGCCTTGTGGACCAGTAGCACCAGTAGGACCAGTTGATCCTGTGGGACCTGTAGAACCTTGTGGACCTGTATTGCCAACAGGACCAGTTGATCCTGTGGGTCCAGTAGCACCAGTAGGACCAGTTGATCCTGTGGGTCCAGTAGCACCTGCAGGTCCTGTGTCACCATTTAATCCTGTAGGACCTGTGGGTCCTGTGGCTCCAGTATTGCCATTGAGTCCTTGTGGTCCTGTGGCACCTGTTGTGCCTGCGGGCCCAGTTGCACCTGCAGGTCCAGTTGATCCGGTAGGGCCTGTAGAACCCTGTGGTCCTGTGTCGCCCTGAGATCCTGTGGCACCTGCTAGATTCACTGACCATGCTGTGTATGTGCCAGATCCTGTTGTGCTTGTGACATTGACTATGAGTTGACCATTGCCTGTGGCATAACTGGTCACTGCACCGCTCATTGTTTGACTAACTGCATTGGCCAAGATAACACTTTGTGCTGTGCTGTATGCCAAGCCTGTGGCAACTGTGAGTGTTTGTGAACCTGTGCCGATTGTTAAACTTGTGGCACTGGTTGTAGAATATCTATCGCCTACAGGTCCAGTAGAACCTGTGGGTCCTGTAGGGCCAGTTGCGCCATTTGCGCCAGTGGTTCCTGTGGGTCCTGTTGCACCAGTGACACCTGCTGTGCCTTGTGGTCCTGTGGCGCCTTGACCACCATTGGGGCCTGTGTCTCCAGCAGGTCCTTGTGGTCCTGTTGAACCAGTCACACCATTTGTTCCGGCAGGGCCTGTTGGTCCCGAGGCACCCAAAGGTCCAGTTGCACCTGTGGGTCCAGTTGCTCCATTTGTTCCGGCAGGTCCAGTAGGTCCAGTTGCTCCATTTGATCCAGCGGGACCTGTGGGTCCTGTAGATCCACCTGAAGCTAGAATCCAGTTTACATCGTAGTCTGTGCCAGACACTTTGCCCAGCACATACCCTGTTGGACCACCTGTGGGCACAGCACCATTGCCAACAAATGTGTTGGCTGCCACAATATTGGCTCCAGTGATGTTGCCACCTGCACCTGTAACCTGTATCTTGCTTGATGCAATAACATTGGGTGATGTGACTTGGAATACGGCATTTACCGTGTTGAACTGACCTGCACCTGTGACAGTGATATTGCCACCGGCTAGATTGCCTGTGTATGTGGGCAAGAAGGCAGCCACATTGGCATTGCCATATGTTGCTGGTAAACCAGTTAACTGTGATCCATTGCCTAAAATGTAGTTGCCTGAAATGTTGCCTGTGGCCAAAATACCAGATGTTGTTTGTATGTTGGCAGTGGCCTGTATGTTGGCCGCGCCTAGTTGTCCGTTGTATGTGGGCAAAAATGCAGCCACATTGGCATTGCCGTAGGTAGCAGGTAAACCTGTGAGTTGACTTCCGTTACCCAGGATATAGTTGCCTGAGATGTTGCCAGCAGTTGTAATATTGCCTGTGATGGTGCCTGAAGCCAACAAGGCTTCCACATTGGCATTGCCGTAGTTGCCACCAGGAACAAACGGTGCTCCATTGGCATAGTAATAGTTGTTGGTCAGTATACCACCCACTGTGATGTTGCCACCTGCTGAGATGGTATTTGCCACAGTGAGTGTGTTGCCAACGGTGGCCGAGTTGGACACTGTGAGATTGTTGGTAAAAATCGAGTTGGCATTGATGTCATTGCTGACCTGGACACTGAGTCCACTGGCATCATATAAACCTGTGTTGTTGCCGCTTGATATGGTTGTCATCCTGCTGGTTCCTTATTTCAGATTGTATGTCACAGCACGACGGGGCTGGAATATGCTGGTCAATCGTGTGCTACCACCCGACCACTTGCCAAGATTGTTTTGGTCTTCCACTGTGTTCATGGCCAAGTCAAACTTGCTTTTGTAGATTTGAGCATCTTCTGGTGAATGACGCTTGACATAGTATTCATGTAGCGATCCATACACATAGCCTTCTGGGAAAGTTTGTAGCACAGGGTTGGTTTGAATAGTGCCCAACAGTGTGATATTGGTCACTGTGCCGGCTACTGGGGTAGTGCCTGACATGGTGTAGGTCACCGATGTTGATGTTTTGCCTGTAATGGTAGCAGTGCCGGTGCCAATGCTACCTGTGCCGGCTGTGGCTGAAATGGTATCACCAATCGCTAGGCCAATAGTTGTGGCCATGCCAGTGATGGTGGCCTGGAATGTGGTAATGCTACCAGAAATACTGCCCACTGTGCCTGAGGCAGCGATGATTTGAGTAGTGGGTGTAAACAACAAGTTCCAAGCCTTGTAGTAATACATGTTGATCAAGGTGCCCTGACCAACATATGGCACAAACTGATATTTGTTGCCTACCTCTGAGAACTTGCCGCGTATCACAGCAGGCACATTCACCGGATTGAGATAGAACTGGGCTACCAATCCCATGGTTATGATGTCTCTGTCGCCCACACGATCGTATACAATCCAAGGACCTGTTGAACTGAATGTTGCTCCTGGAGTGGTTGCTCCTGTTTGAAAAAACAAAATGGGCTTGTTCATGTCTGCTGGAATGTCCAACAGGCTGTTGTTGCCGACCACACCAATGTTTTCCACAGCATATGGGTCACTGCGCAGGGCTGGTAACTCTACATTGCGCATCATAAGTTCGGCTTGGAATATGGCCTGCTTGATTTCTTCAGTATTGGTAGATCCTGTGAAATCTTTTAGATAAGTGACCAAGTCATCGGCTGATGGGATCATATAACTCATTATTGGAATCCTTTGAAATATTTCTGTTGTCCATTGGCAGTTGGGTAAGGCACATCTATTGGAATAGGTAATCTACCACCAGGATAACACACAAACTGACTGTATTCTTGTTGCACCACACGATAAAACTGTGCTTTGAGTTGGCGATCCCGTTTGATTATTGCCCAGGGCATGCCGCCAAAGTATCGGTCGGAGATCTCTATGGAGATAACATGTGGCAAGTCCATCCATTTGTATGTGAGTTTGCCATCTTCACCAATGGGTGCCAACGGATCAGGATAACCCTGCTCAGCAGCCTTTTTGTATTCTTGGCAACGCTTGGCCACTGCGGCCACATTCATTTGTTCGCGTTTAATATAGAACTTGCCACCTTCACGACCAGTTGTGGTCTTGATGTTGTGGCTGGCATTCCAAGCTTCGCGGCTCCAATCACCTTTCATGCTCCGGTAGAGTTTGTCGTTTTTAAGCAACATATCTGCTACACCATTGTGATTGGTCACTATACCACCGTGATCTTGACGGTGATAATCCAGGTTTGTTTCTACATTGTGAGCATCTATATGCTCGGGTTGGTTGTTATCGTGGGAATCTGACATAACAGTATTTAGCGAACCCGACAAGATCCCTAGTATACTCATAGAAAAAGCCACCCGAAGGTGGCTTTCCAGATCTGACTGAGTCTGATTAGTATGTGTTGCCTGATCCTGCGTTGACACGCTGAACAAATGTGCTTGTTCTTGGTGTTGTCACAGCCGCACCAGTTGTGGAGATGTTGTGCAATGCACCTACTCCAGCTGGGTTGCGAACAATCAGCGTTCCTTCCATGATGAACTGGTCTAAACTTGCGTCAGCGTTTGAGAACACTTCGTTGTTTGGACCTAGATCACGCAATGAACCCCATTGTAACACATCTTCATTCAAGAAGTAGATTGTGTCGTTTACACCAGATTGATCCATGATCCAAGAATCAAAGATTTCGTATGTGTAGTTGAAGTCACCTTCATATGTGCTCACTGTGTCGCCACGCTCAACATTACGACGGTTGATTGAAGTGTTTGAAGTTCCAATCTGATCAGAAATCATAGTGCGCAATGAAGTTGGAACAACCATTGTGCGGATTTTTGCGTTGTAACGCTGTTCAGCCGCTGTTACCAACTGCTTGTAGATAGTTGGGCTGAAAAGTTGGTTGGTGAATGTGCCTGTGTAAAACTGGCTACCATCAGCATTGATTACCAAGTTACCCACATTGGCAGTAGAACTGTCAGTGGATTCATTGTTGGTATTTGTAGTGATGTTTGCGGCACCGCTGTTGGTTGGGTTGAATGAGTGTGTGCCGGCAAAAGCCATCAACGAACCCATACGACGACCAATCTGTTGTGCGCCTGATACACCACCGGCTGTGCCACTCTGGCCGCCGTATTTGGTGCCGATCTGGTCGTCACGAACAAGTTGCTGTTCCACATCGAACATCATTTCGATCAACTGCTTGACTTCTTGATATGCTTGTGGATCGCCACCAGACTGTTCCACTGCACGAGCTGTGCCAGATGACGCAACTGTGGTTTGGAAAATCTGTGTGTAGTTGCCCAAGTTGTAACGACTATTGCTTTCTGCGTTGTTGGCAGAAACAGCCGCGGCTTCTTGAACAGCCTGAACTTCAGGCAAACGATAGATATCGTCAGTCCAAAGTGGTAGCGTAGAGTTAACTTTACGCTTCTTTGTCATACACATGTTCAAAACAGGTGTATCGTCCTTGACGCGATTTGATACATCAAGGTCTAAGTCCTTGACAACGATGTCAGTTCCGTATGCGGTTGTGCCGTTGCCCAAGGATGAGGTAGAAATATAACCAGCCATTTTAGCTTTCCTTTATTGTTAGGTTATTTATCGACTTCGTGCTGTTCTCAACCTTTGGAGTTGAGCTACCAGCAAGTTGTCTGCGGCTTTTTTATCACCGCCCTTGGCTTGTTCACGAAGTTTGCCAATACTTTCATCATCAGATCTACCTGTGTTGGTGGATCCTTTGCGATTTTGAAGTTGTGCTATGCTTGCACCAGCAGTTTTAGTTGCAGGACGATCGCGGAACTTGAATCCATCACGGATCAAGCCCAACACATATTCATCGCTGACAATGAGATCAATGTTTTCAACACCAGGAACCAACTGCTCTCTAGCACTGGGCCAATCTTTGGTGATCTTTTCGCGGATTTCTTTGTAGACATATTCGTTTTTTAACTCTTTGTCTTTGAATGCTTTGCGATTGGATTCCAATACTGATTGAACCTGTTGCCTACGGGCGTCATAGAACTGGTCAACTCTAGGTTTGAGTTGCCGTATCACATCGCCCTGCTGTTGGATATAGCGTTCATTCTGCTCCATTGAAGCACGGATACGAGCCTGCATGGCAGGATCCTGTGTTGTGCTGATCTGTTGCTGGAATGTGGCTTGATAGCCCTGTGTTTTTATGATCTCATCATAGGCCATTTGTAGTTGGGGCTGGATTGTGAACTCCATGGCCAACAAAAGGCCTTCTTGACGCTGGCGTGTATCACGCTCATATTCTTCAAACTCGGATTTTTTAATCTTGAGTTCTCTGGCTTCTTCGTGGATCGCTCCACCCTGACCCAATATGGCAGCGGCTTTTTTGGCATCAACAATCATTTCTTTACCGTTGCGGGTAAACTTGAACTTGGCATTGGGATTGCTTTCAGCAAACTCAATGAAGTCAATGATTTCTTGTGCGTTGGTATCAGCAGAGGCTTCTTCACTTACAGGTTCAGCATCGCTGTCCTGGGTCAAGATCTCGTCTGTGTCGCTGGCTACTGATTCTGGGGTTGAATCGATTTCTGGCTCCTGTTCAGGTGCCACAGGTTCATTGGCCGTTGCCTCAGCTGGTGTTCCTGTCGCGTTGGGTTGGATTGCGGTCAAACGATTACGCTGTGCTTCTTCTCGCATGGCGGTCATTTTGGCAGCGATTGAGTCCAATCCGGGCATCGCATTGTGTTGCTGAGCCGCACCGTCTAGGGTGTTAGGGGCAACTGATTCTGTTGTCATGGTATGTAAACTTCCTTAGTTTGTTCGCGAGGGGCACTACGAGGACCATCCTGTTGGCTTACCACGCGGTTTTTCATATACACTGCTCGTTGGAGCGATGCTACGAATGCGTCCATGCCCGAGAGTTGATTTGACAACGCTACTCTACGGGCATTTGATTCTGTGTCATGTCCACTGACAGCGGCTATGCTGTCAGCAACTTCAAAACGAAACTGATGTATAAACTGCACCAGGTCATGATTCTTCAGCAGGGCTTCGGCCCGGCTTCCGTGATTCTTTACTGAATCTTGCTGTGCGGCGGTCATGCGATCCAGGGTGCTAATGGTAGCAGTGATCCTGGAGTTGTAGGCGTCGATGGCGGTTTGATCTATCATCAGTTGTTATATACCTTGGCATTACCTTGTGCCATGCTCATGTATTCCAGTTGAGTATCGGCATTTTGGCCTGTGATTGAAGTCATGATTTCTTGTGTCTTGGCTTCATTGAGCTTGACCACAGAAATATCTTTTTGTTCTTCCGGAGTTGGTTGCTTGCTTTCAGCAGCCTGTTGACTCTGTTGGATCATCTGCAACACTTCTTCATCACTTGGCAAATATGTATCCACATCTTTTACGCTCAGCACATACAGCATGTCTTCATAGGGCTTCTTGATCTTGTGGTAAACTTGTTCGGTTAGGCTGCCTGCGGCGGCCATGGTGCTGACAGCAGTATACAACTGTGTTTGTGCCTGTTGTATGATCTGTATGCGAGCCATTTGGTTCTCTTCGCTTAACATGCCCAGGGCCAGTTCCAACTGTATCTGTTTGCGGTCTGAAAAGTTCATGTCATCCCAAGCGGCATAGTCCATGTATTCAGGCTTGCCGTCTGGGTGAAACTGTGCGGCCAACTTTTTGACACCGTAGTCATCACCGTATTGTATTAGTGTGCGCCATACCAACCAGATGGCATCTCTTAGGCCTTCGGCTGAACAACGCACTGTGTTGTCTTGTATGATCTGATTGGGTGTCAGTGCCATCTGTAGTTTGATGCCTGAGTTGCCGGGAGCCATTACTTCAGGATTAAATGTGTCCTGTGGTGTGGTCATGCCAATCATGGCCATGGTGTCTTGTTGTATACGGCTCAATGCTGTGTCCAAGAAGCCTAGGTTGCCTGAAGGTGGTGGCACTTGATAGATGTCAGTGGCCGGATCAAACTTGCTGTCCAACAAGAATATGGCTGCTTCGCCATCTTGTAGCATTTGGAAGTCGACCTTGTCGGCTTTGACACCCATTCTGGGTGTTGCTGTGAGCAGGCCCAGCATGATCTCTGCACGAGCAGCCGCTGTGGCATATTCCTGCATGGGGATCACTGACTCTGCAATGCTCATGCCGTAAAAGTTGCCGGGCAGGGGTTTTGGACACATGGATGCCACAGGAATAAACTCCACTTCCTTGGCTGAAATAATGTATTGGCCTGAATAGACCACTTCGATCAGTTCTAGTTCACCATCGCCGTCAATGTCAAAACGGTTCCACAATGTGAGCACAGTGATGCGTCGAGCATATTCGTCGGCTGTGTTGCCAGCGCCTACTGGAATGCCTTGGATGGGCACAGAGTCACGAGCATGTATGGCCATGTTGTTGAGTGTGCTACCGGATTGATAAGCACCGTTTTGGTTGTATTCTGCAAACTCCAAGAACTCTTCTAGATCAATGTTGGGATATAGTTCCATGGCTTCAGCAATGGTCATGTCATCGTAGAATCCACAGAACGGTTGATCACGCACTTGTGTCACTGTGGGATCACAGATCCAATAGTGTTGTGCTATGTTGCGGAACTGGATGTTAATGTTGTAGCCTGTGAGCTTGTATTTGGCTGCATAGATTGTGTTGCGGGCAATGGCTTCAGCAATGAAGTCTTCACCTTGTTCTAGTTCCAGATTGGGCAAGTCAGGATCCTGATCTGGTTGATCTGAATCCAAGGCAGCCAGGCGTGAGTTGATTTCGGCTTCGCGCTGTTGATCTGGCAACTGCATCATGAACTGTTGTGTTTCAGCCATGACCTTTTCTAGATCCACTGTGACTTTTCTACGGCTCTGACGCAGGTGTGTAAGGCCACTGTCCGCAGCCTGTTGTTCAAAGGCCTTGAGTTGATCTCTGGTGCCCTGCGTTGTGACATAGCGTGTGATCTGCTCGCGTATGGGCAGGATCATCATCATGCCGTTTTTGTGCATGGCCGCATCCATGACCCATTGGCTCAGCACATGATGCGGATCGTTCATTTCATTGCAGATCTTTGACACCATGTTGGTGGCCTGTCTGGCTGCATCCGCATCACCTTCGTGATCGGGCATGAACTCAAAGTTGATTTCGCCGTTGGGCGCCAGTCCTTTGGTGATCACTGCTGTGGCATAATCTACCGCAGGTTTAACATTGGGATGTATGTAATCAATGCCATTTACCGGTGCTGTTGACTGTTGCACTGGCAACATCAAATAATGGTAATCACTGGCACGATTCACTTGATTCTTGGTGGCTGTCCATTGTAGATAGGTATTGGCCTTGGTATCAAGCAGGTTTTTTAGTTTGATGAATCTCGCCAACTTGGTGTTGTTTGAGTTGAGATTCTGTATTACGGTATTCTTTATATCAAGCACTTGGCTGTCCTTGGGTTGTGAATATATTTAGCGACTTTTCAGGAAAGCATGGTCAATACACCAACTACTATGCTGACGATAAACATGGTCAATAACATGCGGTAGAACTCCTCTGGTGGTATCATTGTGTGTTGTAAACCTTTTTCCATTGTGGTTTGTTGGCATCATCCCTGGGTCGCTGTAGCAGTTCACGAGCCTGTGACATGCGCTGTTGACTGCTTAATCCGTCCCAGGGTTCGCAAATGCCCTGCAAACAGCCTAGCAGTGCATAGCGGGCTGAATCTATGGTGTCATCTGGATCTGAGAAACGGCCCTGTGGATCCACATAGTAGTTCTGTGCTTCACGCAGGAAATCCTGACAGTTCTCGTTCACATGCAAGGTGCCCAGTTCCAGCATCTGACGCATGACATTGATGCCGTAACTCTTATGGTTGGTTCGCCGTCCTTGTGCGTCAGGCGGGTTCATTATGGCATCTGGATGCACATTTAGATCATAACTTTCAAACAGTTCTCTTATGCTAAGAGCACTCATTGTATAGCGACCTGCTGTGCCAGCATCTGCGGGCAACACAATAGGTGTGCCTATGACTTCTGGCCTTAGCAGGTGTGTGATGTAGTTCATGGGATTGGCTTCTTCTAGCCCTTTCACAACAACCTGTGCATGTAGCCATGCTTCACGCTCCACAGGGTGCCAATACATTAGCGTGATCACTGTTCTGTCGTTGACCAAGCCTAGGTCCAGGGCCATGATGCGCTCAATGCCCGGCATGTCCCGGAAGTTGTAGTCACCTATTCTGTAGGTAGGCCACTCACGAATCTGGAACACAGCACCCAAGCCCATGATGGGTTTACCTGCAATACGGGCTTCACGCTCATGTGGCAAGTAATCACGCTCTAGTTGTTCACGGGTTTCTTTCAACAGAAATGGTTCACCCCAAGGGTCATATTCGGGCACATCATCCCAGGCCACACGGATGAAGTCATAGCCCTGTTCACGATTCCAGAACTTTGATACTAGACCGTTGAGACCTTTGAGTGGTGTAAACGAGCACATGACCATGCCCTGTGTGGTGGCAGTTCTTGTGACAACTTCAGAGAAGAAATCATCCGGAGGCTGTTCATCAAACACTGCCAGGTTCAGTTTGAAACCCTGTAGTTGTCTAACTTCCTGTGTGTAGTTGGCAAACAGCAGGTAACTCTTGCCTCCGGCGGAGTGTCGTATTTCACAGCCTATGACATTGGCACCATCATTGCGCATGGTGTCAAACACTATGTCTGTTCTGGGTATGGCACCTGTGCCCAGGTTGTCCTGTATCTTGACATCATTGGTGCCCAGGAGTTCTTTCTGCAGAACCAATGCAACCTGGCTCCAACCTTCACCCGCCACCATGGCAGTGATTGGACCTGTGAATCGTTTGCCTGTCCACCAGTCAGGATATCGTCCTGTGAGGTGATAAGCAGTTTCATAACATGTTGACACTGTTTTACCAATACGGTTGGCAGCCAGGATGCCTCTGCGATCTGTCTCAGTAACAAAGAACTTCCGCTGATGTTCAAATGGTCTGAAGTAGCGCAGTTGATTGTAGCGCATGTCATCAGACACAGTGATCACAAGATCTTCAAAAGCTAACTTCTGATCCTGTGTCATCATGTCCACTGACTCTGGACGCATGTTGTGTTGATCCAGGCACCAGCGCAGAGCACGCCGCATTAGCACAACAGGATCTATCACTCACTAACCTCTGTGGGCTGTTCTTTGTTGATCTGATACAAGAAGTCCAGGGCCATGGCAAGATCCGCACAGTCTCTATTGGTCAGTGGTAGTTCAGCATCCTTGCGCAGACCCTGTTGCAGGCGTTCTGTTATGAGTCTTAAACAGTGTTCAATCTGTCCTGGAAACTTTTCACGAAAGGCCACACGGTGTGCGGCATTGACCTTTTGCAAGATTTTAGTGTCTTCCACTGCACGACGCTCCAGGGCTTGATGTATCTCTGGATTCACAGTGAGACCCATGGCCGCACGGATGTGTGGATTTGCTGTCATTCCGCGGCCCATGGATTGGAGATGGATCCAGAGTCTACCGTCATGAACTCACGGTCTACCCACACATCCCAAAAGTTGGTGTTGTTAACCTTTTTCATCATCATCAAGGCGCGGAGTCGTTTGCCCATGGGTGTGAATGAACCATCCTGACGCTGTATGATCTGTTCGCCGCTTCTGGGATCTACCCATTTGATAATCTCTGGGCGTAGGCGTCCAAACTTGTCAATCTTTTCACCGTATGGGCGTTGGTCAATGGGTCCCAGGATTTCATAGGTGATCACACCGCTATCATACTTGCGGAATGTGACATCGCACTTGCGGCCCTGATTGCGATATTCTGTGTCTGGGTGTGGTATTTGTCTGCTGTGGAACGAGTTCTGCACATGTTCACGACTGGGCAGTGAACTATCACGGGCTGGTGCTTCGCGGATGTCTTCCACAGGCACCATGTCGGCCTTGTCTATGTAAGGGTTTTCACTGCCAATGAATATGGGATCTACTGTCTCACCGTTGAGCACATCCATGGCTGTTTGATACTTTAACTTGTTGGCACGACCTTTCAAGTTTAACACAATGCCTGTTTCATCAAACACAAAGCGTTCTAGTTCACGGGCAGTGGGAAAGTCAGTCATCAGGCCGTCAATGTCATATTGGGCCGGTAGTGTTTCTCGGGTGTTTTGGTGTTGTTGTTGAACCACTTCAGCAATCTGTTGTTCAACAGCGGCTTCTGGCGGTATGGGTTGCGTGCCCCAAAGATCTTTCTCTTCTGGGGTGGCTGTTTGTTTGCGACTTGGCATATATTTTCCTTTCGATGCTATGCTAAAAAACACAGTGAACCCCCTGGCTCACTGTGTGGGACTACTGTTTACTGATTGCCCTTGGTAGGGCCACGCCGGACTCTAGTGTTGGGGCTAATGCTCTTGAGACCTTTGGGATCATCTGTTGACGGACGATTGGATTTCATTCCCTCGCCACGCTGACCAAATGCATCTGTTACCATTGTGGCGATCTGTTGGAAGTATGAACTACGGTCTGACTTCTCTGCCAGGAATGACTTTTGTTTGGTCGCATTGCCCACATTGCCTGAACGAGGACCTTGTGCTTGATTTGGATCTGCACGATGCGGATTGGCTGTCTTGCTGATCACTGGTGAACCCGATGCTTTATCAAGTTTCACAGCGCCACGCGGTTTGTTTGATTGTGGAGTTTTCATATCCGTTTCCTTAGTTGAATGCGATGGGTGTGAACATGACATTGGCTGTGCCCGACACTGCATTGGCCACCACAAACACATTGGCCAATGGCGTGTTGTTGAACTGGCTGCCTGGCAAGGTCACATACTTGGTGGCATAACTATCTACCACAAAGCCGGCTGCTGTGCTGGCATTGCCCGTGCCCAGGTTGGCCTGGATGGTATTGCCATAACCAATGTTTACGATCACAGTATTAGTTGTGTCCAGGTTGTCAATCATCCAGGTCCCAGCACCCTGCACTGAACCAGCTGGTATGGTCACTCGAGTGTTGCCACTAGTGGTGTTGGCTGAGACCACGGTGCTGTTGCCAAGAACTGTAAAAGATGTTGTCATTGTTGGTTGCCCTTGGTTGGACCACGACCCACATTGAAGTCTGTGCGTCCTGTCTTGGGCATGGCTGTGCCGCCACCACGCACTTGTGATCCACGATTGATTGAATCACGCACCGAACCTTGTGCAGGAACTGAGGGCAAGGCTGATGTTGGAGGTGTCTTGCCTGCGTGTGTGTAACCGGCATGGTGGCATGAACCATCATTGCCCTTCTTGTTTGGTTGCTGATCCATCTGCACCAAGCGACCATCATTGCTGTGGCCACTCCATTGGTTCTTGGCATATTTGGTAGAACTTTTTTCAGTCTTTGAACTGCCGATTTCAAAATCCATTGAGCTGGATTGGTCTTTGCTTGGACGCATCATTTTGGTTTCCTTTTGGTC